AATAATGAAGGATGGCAAAGTTTCATTAAGCAAGATCCTGTAAATGGAAGTACGAATTGGCCATATTTTGAATACAAGAGGGCGGATGCCATATATACTGATGGAGTATTGAATTACATGGGATTCAATGCCCCGCCAGGTGCAGGAACTCTTATCCTTCAGACACAGGTATCAGCTCTACCGGTAGCTGCATATGCCAAGATCTACGATGAATATTACCGTAATGATCAGATACAAACTAGCAATTTTTATTATTTAGCGCAAGGCGATAATACAACAGATATTGAAACAATGTTACCCGATTTAAGGGTAAAAAGACGTAATTGGCCAAGAGATTATTATACATCAGCAACACCCACGCCCCAACAAGGTGAGTCAGTTCTTATTCCTTCATTTGCAACTGATCCGGAAACCGGGGACTTTATCCCTCAAAATACATTGAAGTTAGATGGGACGACACCGGGTAATCAGCAGTTATATTCCTTAGATGGAGAATTAGTTGGTGCATCGGATTCTGCCTACATGGTACTTCAGCTTTCATCAACCATAAGGGATTTCCGTTATGCCGCACAAATGCAGGAATATCTGGAAAGGTCGTTAAGGGCCGGAGACCGTTATAACGATTGGGTTCATGCTAATTTTAAATGGAATCCAAACCCATTATTTATTGATCGTCCTGTATGGATTGGCGGTTCATCCGGACCTGTTGTTATTTCGGATGTAATGTCTACTGCTGAATCAGGTGCTCAAAAAGTAGGTTCGTATGCAGGTAAGGCACTAGTATCAGGTGGAACTCCCCAGTTCACATACCAGGTACCGGATTATGGATTCTGTATGGCAATACTTACAGTTTATCCTAAAGCTTCATATTACTCAGGACTTGAAAATATGTGGACAAGAGATCATCCACTGGATTACATGTTCGAGCAATTCGCGTTAATTGGTGATCAGCCAATACGAAATAAAGAAGTATGGTTCTCTTGGTATGATGCAGATATTGCATGGAATGATGAGATTTTCGGCTATTTACCCCAGTACGCACAGTTCCGTTACAGCAATGATATTGTATCCGGTCAAATGCGTACATTATGGGAATCATTCCATTTAGGACGCAAGTTCGCTGCAGCATCAGATGTTGTATTAAACAGTGAATTTATCACTTGTACTCCTGATATAGGCCGTGTATTCGATGTAGACGCAGAAGCAGGAGAACACGAAATATACGTACATGCATATATGGATATTCAGATACTAAGAAGGCTGCCCAAGAATGCGCTGCCGTCCTTATAGCCAACATGAGATTGAGGTTATACCCTGGGATTGGAGGATTCCAGGGTACCTCATCAATTGGAATTTAGAAGACGTTTACGAATCAATGGAACACCATTATGGAGTGCGATGCGCCTTTATCAATCAAACTGAATCCTCCCAGGTTGGATGGGAAAGGGGGCTTGATTCATTACTTTCCAGCAGGATGCGGAAAGTGCTTACCTTGTTTGATTCGCAGGAAAGCGCAATGGTCGTTCAGGATACAGGCAGAGGCCAGGAACTCTTTTAGTTCTTACTTTGTAACCCTTACCTACGACGATAAGCATGTGCCTATAGGAGATTATAAGTTATCAGGGAACAAATTGGACCATAAATTATTTATTAAAAATCTAACAAAACTTGAAAACCCGAAAGTATTACTTACCCGGAAATTGGGGTCATCCCAGGAGTTGCAGAGAAAATTATCCGGACAATCAGAGGAAGGAAGACTCAAATATTACGGAGTCATCGAGTATGGGGACCGGTATTCACGCCCCCACTTTCATTATATTCTTCTCAATATTAGGGATACTGATAATATTAATTTGGCTTGGACTAACAAGCCAATAAAGACATATAAGAAAAACGGATATATTCCTGAAAATATTGGAGATTCATTTGGACGAATACAGGTGGACGATTGCAATGTAAATACTATTGATTATGTATTAAAATATATGATAAAGGACCATGAAAAACAAGACTACGAAGGAAAGCAGAAGGAAGTTTCGTTTATGTCAAAAGGATTCGGTTTATCCCTGGTAGACGATGAGTTTATTAATTTCATTAAGCAGCCGCAGAACAATTTGGTGGTCAATGACCGGGGAAGCCGGATTGGATTACCTAGATATTATAGAAAAAGATATTTATCAGATTTGGAAAATAATCGTAAGATTGCATTTATCAAGGATGCAAAAGAGGCTGATGAAAAGAAGAATGAGGCTTTATTTAGCCGAGTAGGTAAAAATATTGATTTGCATATAAAAAATGGTAAGGACTTGAGGCACAAGACATTATCTAAAAACAAACAAAGAGAATTAAAATGAGACGTAAACAAGCAACACCGGAAGTTAATTTGCATAAATCACTCACCATACCGGTAAGGACCCGCACGCCTATTGAAGCATTTAAAATGCTGCGTGCGGGTCAACCGGTAGATCAGGCCTTAGCCTATTGGACTGATCAGAATGGAGCAGATAAGGACCTTTTCCTTATGGATAAGGTAGAGAAATTACATGCCATTAGAAAATATAAAGCTGAAGCAGAGTATGCTAAAAAACAATATCAGGCGGATTATGCCGAATATCAGGCCGCACAGGCGGCTAATAAAGCAAATGCAGATGCCGAAGCTGAAAAACAACGTAACCAAATTATTTCAGAATACTTAAAATCACAAAACAATGTCCAGGAAAAACAATCAGCATGAGGATGCAACAATTATTGAAAAATTTCCAAATGAAGGAAAAGTAGGTAACGGCGAAGCAAGGACCGTTCATGAAAATAACTATTTCGCAGACCATGAGGCTGCAATAATTAAGAAAAAGTATCTACAGTTTACAGTATTTATGGAAGCAATGAACGAAGTACTTGAGCTCGACCGTTATGCTACGGTCGAAACATTTGCCAGGAGGATTCAACATTTGATCGAAAAAGAAATATCAATACCACGCTATGGACAAGACACCTCTACCTCCTGACGTTATACAGAACGTCATTGAGATTCTTTACTACGCATTTGGCGTAGCTACAAATTGGATTATTAGGATTCTATCACGCAAGAAAAACGCTCCTCCGCATAAGTAGGTTTTTCTGGTACGCAAAAAGCCCTGGCAAAAGTGTCTGGGCTTTTGCATTTAGTATTGCCCCTAAAAACTAAAACCACACGCTGCCGCACCATTTGCGCGCCGTCAAGCACATCACACAAACGCACACAACTCACACTAACTATACGTGCGCCTTTCACACACAAAAGCGCACAAAAAGTACTGAGGGAACCTACAGTACAAACAGTTCGCCAAAAGGCTCACCAGGTGTTATTAAGTGAGGATTAAATAGCTTTGCGGAAAAATGACGAACACAAAACACACCCTGGTGAGCGAAGCGAACAGGGGGATTTAGGGGGGAGAATCCCCCCCGTACAGAAAAAAAATGTAAAATTTTTTTTAAAAAATATTCAATATAAAATATTGAAATACAATACAATACACATTATAAAATATCTGCACAATAATTTTATTTGCATAAACTATTGTGCAGATTAAACCAACTCAATACCTTGTCAGGGCCTTAAACACCTTGTCTTTTTAAGGCCCAAAATTCGGAACGAATTAAACATTAAAAATGGACCCAATACTTGGAGCAATTCTATCAGCAGCCTTCGGAGGAATATTTTCATCCGCTCAAACAATGGCTGCAAACAAATACAATTCCCCAAAATCACAATTAAGGAGATTACGCGAAGCTGGTCTGCCACAGGCATTTCTATATTCAGGAAGGGTTAATACACAATCTGAAGTCCCATCATTGTCCATTGATCCCGATCTCGGTTCAGTTGAACGCGAAAATATAGGAATATCAAAGGGACAATTAAGCCAGACAACCAGAATGAATGATGAGGAGATTAGAAAAATAGCTGAGGAGATCAGAAAGTTATCGATAGGCAATGATATTTCACAGGGCAATCTAAATTGGATGAAGGAGCAGGTTCAAGATTATAAGACTGGAAAGGTTAGAACAAATCAGGAAATGATGCTTGATCTTGAGCAGAGTATTAAGGATTCCACCGATTGGGTGGCCAGGAATAAAGGAAGGATATCTGAAATAGTTGCATCTGTAGAAGATAAGTTTTCATTAGAAGAAGGACAGCTAAATTTAAAGAGGGAAGAGCTTAGAAAGGTAACACAACAAATAGCTAACTTGCTATCTCAGGACGCATTGTTAAAACAAATGCATTCTATTCGAAGTATAGAAGAAACTCTAAATAGGTCTATGGGCGATAGGATTGAATCTCAATCTGAATTCGAGCAGAGCCTAATATGGGCAATTATGCAGCTTTTCTCAAAAATGTAACTCAAATTCACTGATATATGCAACATTCAAAACGTATACCTTCATCCTCAACATTTCCCGAGAGGATAGAAGAACATGAAGGCCAACAATGGCATAATTTATCTTTTGACCACAAGACTACATTGACAATGGGTCTACTCGTTCCTATGGCTTGTAAGGAGGTTTATCCTGGTGAAACGGTTAAGGTAGGTTCGGAGTTACGAATGAGGTTTGCTCCATTATTTCTTCCTATAATGCATCAGTGCTATTACACAATGGATTGGTATTATGTTGCAACTCAATCACTTTATGCCGATCCATTACTTTGGCAGGAATTTATAAAGCAAGACCCAGTAACAGGTACTGTAGAGTGGGCTTGGTTTGAATACCCTAGGGCAGATGCAATTTATACAGATGGAGTGCTGAATTATATGGGATTCAATGCACCTCCTGGATCAGGTACTCTTATATTAAATGTTGATGTATCTATACTTCCGGTGGCAGCGTATGAAATGATTTGGGACGAATACTATCGTAATGACCAAATACAACCTTATTTACATCCTAGAGTATCGCCGGGACAGAACCAAATAACATATGAATTATTAACAAATGGTAGGGCTTTAAGGAGAAATTGGCCAAGAGATTATTATACATCAGCAACGCCTACACCACAACAGGGTGAATCAGTTTTGATTCCTTCCTTCGCTACAGATCCTGAAACAGGTCTATTTCTTCCCCAAAAGACATTTAATCTTGATGGTGGTCTAACTGATGATGACGCTTTGGTAACAAGGCCGCTTACTGGGTTAGGAACTCAAACTTATTTAGGCGACACTTCAACTGAAGCGGTTGTTCTTCAGTTATCATCTACCATTAGAGATTTTCGGTACGCTGCACAGATGCAAGAATACCTTGAAAGGTCTTTAAGGGCTGGTGACCGGTATAACGATTTTATATATTCAAATTTTAAGTGGAATCCTAATCCCCTTTTAATTGATCGTCCCGTATGGATAGGCGGTTCTTCAGGGCCTGTAGTAATAAGTGATGTAATGTCTACTGCTGAATCAGGTGCCCAAAAGGTAGGTTCTTATGCTGGTAAAGCATTGGTTTCAGGTGGGACACCCCAGTTTACATATCAGGTTCCTGATTATGGGTTTTGTATAGCTATAATGACTGTTTACCCAAAGGCATCCTACTATTCTGGTTTTGAGAATATGTGGAAAAGAGAAACCAAAATGGAATACATGTGGGAACAGTTCGCGCTAATTGGTGATCAACCTATAAGAAATAAGGAAGTTTGGTTTTCCTGGTATTCAGCAGATACAGCTTGGAATGATGAAATATTTGGATATCTTCCACAGTATGCGCAATTCAGATATTCTAATGATATAGTATCAGGTCAAATGCGTACATTGTGGGAATCTTTTCATCTTGGGCGTAAGTTTGCTGCTGCGTCAGACGTTGTATTAAACAGTGAGTTTATTACATGCACTCCTGACATTGGACGCGTATTTGACGTAGATGCAGAAGCCGGAGAACATGAGATATATGTACACGCATATATGGATATTCAGATACTAAGAAGGCTGCCTAAGAATGCGCTGCCGTCCTTATAGCGAACATGAGATTGAGGTTATGCCCTGGGATTGGAGGATCCCAGGGTGCCTTATTTCTTGGAATTGGGAAGATGTATTAGATTCAATGGATCACCATTATGGAGTGCGATGCGCCTTTATCAATCAAACTGAATCCCCCAAGACCGGATGGGAAAGGGGGCTTGATTCACTACTTTCCGGCAGGATGCGGAAAGTGCTTACCTTGTTTGATGCGCAGGAAGGCACAATGGTCATTCAGGATACAGGCGGAAGCTAGACAAGCGTTCAGCGCTTATTTCGTAACACTTACATACGATGACAAGAACGTCCCTATTGGAGATTACAGGTTATCAGGCAATAAACTAGATCACAAATTATTCATTCAAAATTTAAGAAAACTTGAAAAACCAGAAGTACTTAGGACCCGTCCGTTGGGGTCATATGAAGAATTACAAAGGAAATTATCAGGACAATCAGAAGAGGGAAAACTCAAGTATTACGGGGTTATCGAATACGGAGAAATACATTTACGTCCTCACTTTCATTAT